ATTTTCAAGCAACTGGACCTGTAGATGCTATTAATGGAGCATTACCTGAAGGTAATGTAGGATTAGATCAAATAATGGCTTTAATGAATAAATAATGGCTATTATAGTTCAAAATAGATTTCCAATTGATTCAGCAGCTCAGAAGGCAGTAGGGGTAAAACTCCCTTTTAATGCTCCTGCAGTATTTGAATCAACCTATTTGACTAGAGATGCCATAAAAACTAATTTAGTAAATTTTTATTCAACTTACCAAGGAGAAAGAGTTTTTAATCCGTTATTTGGAAGTGGATTACAAAACGTTATATTTCAAAATATGGATTCTATAACGGATGATTTAATTAAAAAAATTATTCAAGATGAAACAACCCAATATTTTCCTTATGTAAGTATAGCTGCTGTAACTATAAATAAACAAACAGATTATAATACTTATATTATAAAAATTACATACCAAGTCCAAAATTTTGGAATAACAGAAACAATAAACATTACAATATAAAATGGCCGTTAGAAGAGATATAAATTATTTAAATAGAGATTTTAATGCATTAAGAGATCAATTGATCACTTATTCTAAAACCTATTTTCCAAACACATATAATGATTTCACTCCAGCATCACCTGGTATGATGTTTATGGAGATGGCAGCTTATGTAGGTGATGTTTTATCATTTTACCTAGATAACCAATTTCAAGAAACCTTTATCCAATATGCTAGACAAACAAATAATTTATATGATTTAGCATATATGCTAGGATATAAACCTAAAGTTACGAGTGCGGCTACAACAGAATTAACATTTTATCAAACAGTCCCTTCTATAGTTTCATCAAGTGTTAATATTCCTGATTATAGTTATTGTTTACAAGTTCCACAAAATACAATCATTAATTCATCTCTTAATAGTTCTGTTACTTTTACTATTCAAGATAAAATAGATTTTTCATATAGTAGTTCTCTTGATCCAACAACGGTTTCTGTATACCAAAGTTCAGCTGGTATACCAGTTTCTTTCTTATTGAAAAAAACAAGATCTTCACGTTCAGGAATTATATCTACAACTAATTTTACTTTTGGAGAACCTATCCCATTTAATTATGTAGATATTAGTGCTAATAATATTATTGGAATATTAGATATATTTGATTCTAATGGAAATCAATGGTATGAAGTAGATAATTTAGCTCAAGATGCTATTTTTGATTCTATTGATAATACTAATCCAAACGATCCAAATTATTATTCCTACACAGATACTCCTAATTTATTAAAAATTAAACAAGTCCAAAACCGATTTGCTACTCGTTTTTTAAATGCTACTACTTTAAGATTATTATTTGGTTCTGGTAATCCAACTGATACAACTGAGGTAATTATTCCAAATCCTCAAAACGTAGGTTTAGGATTACCATATCAACAAGATAAATTAACTACAGCATATTCCCCAACCAATTTTATATTTACAAATACTTTTGGTATTGCTCCTTCAAATACAACATTAACTGTTAGATATATAAATGGTGGAGGAGTTACATCTAATGTTCAAGCTAATTCTTTAACTGATTTAGATACATCTGGAATAACATTTGTAAATTCGGTATTAGCAAATTCCTCATTAGCTCAACAAACATTTAATTCTATAGAATGTACTAATTTAATTGCTGCTACTGGTGGAGGATCTGGAGATTCGATTGAAGAAATTAGACAAAATTCATTAGGAAATTATCAAAACCAATTAAGAGCAGTAACTACCGATGACTATAATATTAGAGCATTAAGTATGCCTCCTCAATATGGTGCTGTTTCAAAAATATTCACTCAAAAACAACAAGTTACAAATTTAGCCTTTGGTGAATCCCCAGGTAATATTGCTATGTATGTTTTAAGTTCTAATAATGATGGAACATTAAGAGTAGCTTCTCCTGCTTTAAAGCAAAATATAATTACTTATCTATCACAATATAGAATGATTGGTGATTCTGTAAAAATTAGAGATGCTTTTATAGTTAATATTGGAGTTAATTTTAGTATTGTAGTATTACCAAATTATAATAATGATGAAGTTTTAACTAAATGTTTATCATTTTTAGTTGATTATTTTAATATTAATAAATGGCAAATTAATCAACCTATTTTACTAAAGAATTTATTTGTAGGGTTAGATCAAATTGAAGGTGTTCAAACGGTTCAAAACGTAAACATTATTAACAAATATGATACTACTTTAGGATATAGTCAATATTCGTATGATATATCTGCGGCAACTTTAAATAATGTAATTTATCCCTCACTTGATCCTTCAATATTTGAAGTTAAATATCCAACTCAAGATATTCAAGGAAAAGTAGTACCTTTATAAAAAAACAAAATGGCAGTATATAAAATATTCCCTGAAAAAGACGCTACTCTATATTCATTATTTCCAAGTATGAATACAGGGTTGGATCCTATAATTGAAGCAACCGAAACATCGTTTAATGCTTTTAACAATCCAAACCCTCAAGTAAGCCGTTTCTTAATCAAATTTCCAACAGATCAAATAGATTATGTTTTAGAAAATATTATAGGTATTAGTAGTTCTGCTCAACTTATGAGTTCTACTTTATGGAAAGCAAATTTACAGTGCTTTATTGCTACTGCTACTGGTCTTGAAGTTTCTCCAACAGGTACTTTACTCCAAATACTTCCAATATCAGGAGCATGGTCTATGGGATCTGGACAATACTTAGATGATCCTATTTCTGTTGATGGTACTAGTTGGTATTGGCAAGGATATTCAGGAAGTAATTTATGGGCTACTCAAAATTATTCCCCTTTTTCTACTGGTTCTTATACAGGTTCCGCAGGTACATTTAGTACTAATCCATTTGCTGGAGGAGGTACATGGTGGACAGGTTCAACAACTTCTAGTTTTAATTCAAATATTTATCCTATTTATGCCACTCAATCTTTTAACTATAAATATGATAATGACTTAAATGTTCCTGTAACCAATATAATTAGAGCTCAATATACAGGAGCAATATCTGATGATGGATTTATTATTAAACAAGATCCAGAATTTATTCGAAATATAAACTATCAACCCGAATTAAAATATTTTTCATTAGATACAGCTACTATTTATCCTCCCCAATTACAATTTTGGTGGGATGATTTTATATTTTCCACCGGTTCTTCAGGACTAACAATTTTAAATACACTTCCCGCTCAAGTAGCCCTTAATCAAAACCCAGGAATATTTTTTAGCCAAAGTGTAAATATCTTTAGAGTAAATGCTGCTCCTGAATATCCACCAAACGTATGGCAAACCTCTTCTTTATATACTCAAAATTATTATTTACCAACATCTTCCTATTATGCTATAAAGGATTTAGATACAAACGAATTTGTAGTAAATTTTGATACAAGATATACTAAATTAAGTGCTGATGTATCTGGTAGTTACTTTACTTTATACATGAATGGTTTACAACCTGAAAGATATTATAAAGTATTAATTCAAACTACTATTCAAGGAAATACTATAGTTTATGATAGTAATTATTATTTTAAAGTATTAAATGGATAATGGAAAAAATAAGTTTAAAAAAACAGGCATACGCTAAAGAGCAATTTATCAATACTATTGATACTAATTTTACTCAATTAGCAAATACATTACCAACAAATGCGGCTCCTACACAAGTATCTGTAGACCAATTTTTTCAAGAATACCAAGATTTATTCTATATTATACCTAAATTTGGAAGTACAAATTCTCATGAGTACCTTATAAAAACGAGTACAGATTATATAGGAACAACAGCAGGAACAAATGATGGAACTATTCAAGCATTAATTGATGAAATTAATACTCTAAGGCAACAAAATTTAACATTACAACAAACCCAAGTAAACCAAACAATTTCCAGTGTACAATCTACATTAGCAAATTTAAACATAAATGGCTAAATTTTATCCAATAAATCCAAATACCCTTTATCCCCAAAACATTGATTTGGCGGATGCTTCAGTTATATCTTTCGATGAAATTACAGGTTTATTTAATCCAGAATTAGATATAATAGAATATTTTATTTATGATTTTAATGATACTCTATTAAATTCATTTTATAATTATAGAAATTGGACTAATACTGGAGATCCTTCATTGGCATCAACTACACCTTCTCCCCCTTCAGCAGTAAGTGCTTCTAGTGTAGTATCAGTACCTACAGTTCCTACATCACAAATTTCTACTGTTAATATAGATCCTGTTAGTGATGTAACTAGTATAGGTTATACCTTTGGTAAGGTAAAAAGTGTATATAATTTTATATCTCCAAAACTAGGTACTTCATTTTTTAATAAACTTTTTATAAGTGAAATATCATCCGATAGAACTGAAATTAGATTAAGTTCTAACTTTATTCTAAATGATAGTTTATAAATTTCATATGATATTTTTAAACAAGAACTTGATAGTACTTCTTACTATGCTCTCCATTTC